ATGTGCCGGGTGAAACGGTGGAACCTCAGAATGATCAAGGGGGACGACTATCATAACTCTAGTGCAGAAGAACAAGAACTAGTAGACAGAGTACAACAATTTGTAGATGAACACGATTATGACCGTGAAGAAGATTGTTGGACAATGAACAAAGGTGGTTATGATGTTGATACTGAAATTGTACAAGAGTTTACAATGGAAACTAAATAATGAATAAAGTGAGGATTATATTATGGCAGACTTTTTATGGGTGGAACAATACCGTCCTAAAACTATTGAAGATTGTATTTTACCTGAGGATACAAAAAAGACATTTATAGAATTTCTAAAGAAAAAAGAAATTCCTAATATGTTGTTATCAGGTAGTGCTGGTACTGGTAAAACTACCGTTGCACGTGCCTTATGTGAACAGTTAGGTGTTGATTATATCATCATCAATGGTTCAGATGAAGGTAGACACATTGATACACTAAGAAATAAAATCAAAAACTTTGCATCTACTGTATCATTCAATACGGAATCAAAACATAAAGTAGTAATTATAGACGAGGCAGATTATATGAACGCTGAGTCTGTTCAACCTGCTTTACGTAATTTCATAGAAACATTTTACGAAAATTGTAGATTTATTATGACTTGTAATTATCCTTACAAGTTTATTGAACCGTTACGTAGTAGAATGATACAAATTGATTTTAAAATAATCAACGGTCAAAAAGTAAAAACGGCAAATGAATTTCTTAAAAGACTAGGCAATATACTTGATGAACAAAAAATACCATATGACAATAAAGTATTAGCAGAGTTAATTCAAAGATACTATCCAGACTTTAGAAAAACTATCAATGAATTACAAAGATATTCAGTTAATGGTAAGATAGATAGTGGTATCTTTTATAATCAAAAAGAATCAGATTTAAAATCACTTTACAAATCTTTAAAAAGTAAAGAGTTTGATAATATGCGAAAATGGGTTGTAAACAATTCAAGTGTGCAACCAGCAGATTTGTTTAGAACTATCTATTCATCATTGAAAGACTATTTACAACCAACATCAATACCACAGGCGATACTTTTATTAGCAGGTTATCAGTATAAATCAGCGTTTGTAGCCGACCAAGAGATAAATATGGTCGCTTGTCTAACAGAAATAATGGCGACTTGCAAATTTAAGTAAGAGGATAGAATGGCTAGAAGAACATTTTTTAAAAAAATGATTGTCAGATTGCGTATGTGGTATGCTGATTTACGAGGTCATCACGGTAAGCGTTGGAATTACGAACCTGGTGAGTGGTATATGGGCAGACACAATAGACGTAAATAATGGCATACGAATTAAAAGAATATTTAAAAGCAATCAATGAGTCTAAAGAAGACTTAATGAGTACAAATGATGAGGCGTGGGCAAAGAAATATCCTACGTATATCATTAATCGTTGCTTATCTATGTTTTGGGATACTCTTCCTCAAGCAAATGAAATGAACGGTTATCACTTTTTAGACAATAAGGTACAGTTTCAATTTTTAATAAATAGTGTAAGAACTAAAAAACGATTTGGCGGCAGATGGTTAAAGCAATCCAAGTTGATAGATTTAGAGTATGTGAAAGAGTATTTTGGTTATGGTAATGAAAAAGCTAGAGAGGCTCTTAACATACTAACAACAAAACAAATTGAAGATATTAAAGAAACCTTGAATAAAGGTGGGAGAAAAAAATGAGTGAAGAATTACAATGGTCGCCTGCAGATATGTTGGAAGTTACAATCAAACAACCGGACGATTTTTTAAAAGTTAGAGAAACACTAACACGAATAGGCGTTGCAAGTCGTAAAGATAAAACA